CCCAAATTAATGGAGACCTTCCTCACAACCTGTATCTTTATTTCTTGGTATCGAATGATCCGAGGTAGAAATATAGAGAGGTTCTCATTGACTTGCGATAGTTAACTAAGACTGGTTGTCAAATCAGCCAAGTTCTTGATGGAATATTGTTTTGTAAATTTCTTGTACTAGCTCAATTGTGTCTGTATTAGGTTCATCTTGTTGTGTGTTTTCTAGTGACAGTGAATAATCCGTTGGTGGAAATAATTTCTTCCCTGCAACACCTCTGCGACTGACAGTCCGGAATAAATAACTTTCAAAGGTTATTCTTTCCTCTAAGTCCTCAGCACTTAAAGGGCTTGGAAGTGGTCCACTTGGCTTATGAAATTTAGCGTTTCGTCTTAAAATTCTCTTGACGTCGTTAATATCTTGGCTAGTGGCTACTTTTAGGTCTTTAAGTGAGAAGTCTGAGTCGAATAGTATGTTCACTCCTAGAGCGGACAAACTATTCTCGTAATCTTTATTGGTCACTTCGTTTGTTCGAAATGATTGAGACTGTGTGTGTTTTTGAAGGTACTGCGTGGCAAGCTTTCTTATTTGCCAATCGGGTTTTTGTGTCAGTTTTTTTGGCATGCCTTTTTGTTTTGATTGTAGTAATGTTCTATGTGATGTTCGTAGGTCTAGTTCGCTTGGTGACCCGTATTCTTTTGGTAATCCTAGCCCTCCTATCCATTCAGGCAAAAACCATGGGATCTGATTATAGTGAGATTTCGAGCGAACGTTTCGCTCAAGAAATTGATCACGAATTAGAGGCCATGTTTTATTGTCCATCTTTGAAAGAAAGGCTAGTTCTTTTGCTCGGGCGACTAGGTTATATTCGCCGGTAATATCATCCACTAATCCTGCTTTCCCCTGTGACCTCTTTACCCCTTTCATTATACCCATGTTGATATACTTGATAAGTTCATAACGTCGGTAGACCTCAAAGTCTCCGGGATCCCCCATAACATTGGGAAATTGATGACTTATATCGTCATCGATATGGACCTTTCGAGTCGGGTTATAATAGAATGAAGTTGAGTTGATATTGCAGTAGTTTGTATCTACGAATGTTTTCCCGATGGACTCCTTTAGTCCTATCGCGGCTGAAACACGTTTCCAAATTTCGTAGGTTTGTTCAGTGCCTTTAATTAGTAGATCATCACCGTTGACGACCATGGGTGTTTGTGATAGTTTATAGTTTCTGTTGTGGCTCAGTTCTATGGAAAGTCTGGCCATAGCTGCGTTGCAGATACAAAGTATTGGGAATGATACTATTGATCCCATCAGTTGACCGGATTTTTGAGTCGCACGAAGTCCAAATTTCTTGGACCCTATGTGCTCACCGGAGTCAACCTCGTATCCCGCCTCTCGAAGTTCTTGTGAGAGGGCTATGAGTGCTTTTATTTCCTCTGCCTTGTCAGATTCTATTTCTATTGTGTGACCTGTGAGACTTGCGATGAATAGTTTCTTCTCTAACCTTGTTAATTTTAGAGCTGTAGATATCTCATCGGCAACGATATTTGATGCCCACGATTTTATTTCATTCGTGGCATCAGAATAGTCCGCTGACATGAGAATCTCTCCGGGGTGAATTTCTCCCAAGATCTGTTCAAGTAGCTCCTCCGTTACTGGAGAACCAACAAGTGTGAATATTTTATTGCGTGATAGTGTGAGTGTTTTCCACATGACTTTTTGGAGTGATTTTAGTATAGTATATGTGAAAGGAGGACCCTTTGTAATTACCCGGGCCTTCAGAGCTTCAGCTAGGCCTACCAGCGTAGTCGATTTATCTTCTACGGCTGCTCTACCTAGGATGCGTACCCAAAGCTTTGTGTACTTCTGCTCAAGATTGAATGTGTTAATTTCTTGTGTCAGAGGTTCAATTTCATCTTCCTCCTCGTTTCTTGTTCTTTTGTATGATATTTTTGTTATATGACCGCCAGGCTCACGTAGGCCGTCCATCAGGGTTGGATCCATGAGTATTGATCCTACGGCTCCCAACTCTAGTCTATTAGACAGGTAGTTGGCCGATGTTGACGGGAAACAGAGTCGTACTCTATCCTCGACTGTATACTTTACTTCTTCCTTTGTGCCGACTCCAAAGATTTCTCGTACTGTTCTCCGAAGTTCTTTTTCAAGAAATTTCGGGTGTGTATCAAGTTTTAAATCGATCTCGTTAAGTTCTGACCAATTTAATTTTTGCTTAAATATCGCCTCAACATCAACTGGTTCCTCCATGGGGTTCGCCTTTGTTAACTTGGCGAATGTCTTACGACACTCCTCTTGGACAAATACAGTTGAAGGCCGAGGAAAGCCTTTTTTTGAGTAGAGAATTGATGTTAGAAAACTAACGAACAGCGTTGAGTCTTTGTGTTTGAGGTTATTTGGGAAGTTATACGCGCGCCCTCCTATAAGTACTCCGGGGTGGTCGTGTATAGTGCCGTCGAGTTCCTGCGTATGGTGCCAGGGCTTTGGCGGGTGAGTGTGAAATTTCATGTGATGTGTGAAAAATGCAGCTAGTTTGTACTTAAAGAATTTTATCCATCCTATCGTCTTACAGTTCTTTGCCCAAAGCTCTATTGTAGAGGCTTTCGTATCAGCTGATACCTTTGGGCAACCATAGGCTTCGTAAATGAAGCTTAGGTCGTCGAAGATTTCGGCGAAGTAACTGGGAATCATAATTACCACTGGGGACCTGCAATCAGGTCGATTTGGGGATTCTATATGCGAATATAGAATTCATC